ACTGCTGGATATAGAGAGTCCTTCCAACAGGGACGGTGTACACGGGAACCGATGTCGCGGCGGTTCCATCAACGGCCTGTTTTACCGGAACGCGAATGAATGTCCCATCATCGAGGACTCCGTACAACTCCGCGTTTATTATTCTGCGGACGTTGGTTTTACCGGTGATGTATACGTCGATCACTGTTCCACCATTAACCGGAGAATTGTAGCAGGAGAGCATCACCTCGTTTTCAGCATTGTAGTCGTCGGCTCCACCGATGTAACCAGACAATCCTGTCCAGTTAAACTTCTGCTCGAACTTTATCATCCCGTCGAAGCGAATCTGAATCTGTGCGCCGTCCTGTGAGTTTGTGTACGCTCCTTGCAGAAGGAGTTTTCCGTAGTCACAGGTAAGAGCCATGCACTGTACTTTTGCGTTATTGTCGGTCGGGACTTTGTACCTGACAATTGAGGATAGACCGATTGACGGAACCGCCATGATATCGTCAACGCGGTTCGTATTGTCCCCGAACATTGCGGTGTCGTCAAATATCGTTTCGCCGTATACTGTGTTTCTCATACGATCATCCTTGCGTCAATGACGTAACACGACCACCAGCGCATAGAAGCGTTGGTTACAGCAGGGAGGGCGGTTGTCATCAAGCCTTGTTTTGCTTCAAAGGTGATTCCGGCCCCCATCGGTATTATCTGCAATCGCGGGGTGAACTGCTTTGCGGTCAGAGCCGCGCCGATCATCTTCACTTCCCACTTTGTTTCCCATCTTATCTTCTCAGTATCAAGGGTCGCCATGATTCGCATTGAGCCGTAGTTCGTTGTCACGGGGACAGGGAACTGAGGCTCGACGTTCAGGAGTATCATAAGCAATTTCCCCGTGAAGCCTTCGTCAACTTGCCACTCATGGACACGAAACCATCGGGTCAACGGGTTGTCGTCATTAACTATGACGGGGCCAGCCCCGGCGAGGCGTTGGAAGTTAGACTCGAATCTTATGCCCATCCTTCACCTCCACCGGAGTTATGTAGTCTGCCTTTTCTGAATGATATTCAAGAACCTTCAACATGACCGGCGACAACGCCTCCTCTTTACGAACGAAGCGGATCGCAACCTCTCCAGTATTTCCAACTTGAACGCCTGTATCACAAATGGATGGACTCCACGTTGCATACATACCGCTGGATACTTCCTCCAGCATTGGATATAGCAGATCGGGAGGCAGAAGTACTTCCCACGGATACCAACCATTTTGCTTCTGCCTGAGTATTTCACTTTTGATCTCCGAGAGAAGTTCTTTATCTCTCCAAACTTCTTGAAGGTTTACGACCATCAGTTTTCTCCCCAAATGGAACACGACCAGCGGATGCTCGTTGCCGTCGCGGGGTTGCAGATTCCGCGAAGTCCCTGCCCAACTGCGAAACTCTGCCCCGTACCAAGCGGGCGGACAAACATCGGGCTATTGTTGTCGAGGTCGGTATTCACAAACGCAGGGCTTCGGTCGATTGTCTCCCATCCAGAGCCGATGTCCTGCTGAAACCGTGAATAACCAATATAGGCTTCTGCGCCGTTAAATGTGGTATACGCCGCCCCGATAGACATGAACTTAATATTGAACGGCGTCCCCGAGATTATCGTCGAGTGTATAACTTGCTCGCCAGCAACCGAAGTCGTGACGAGCATTGAGTGGTCAAGCCGTGCCGCCATGACTCAAGCCTCTCCCCATATCGAGCAGGGCCAACGCATAGATGTCGCCGCGCCCGGCGTGCAGATTGCCCTGAGGTTTTCACCGGTTGCGAAGGTGATGCCGGAGCCGAGGGGGATTATTGACATACCGGCGTTGTTGTCGAGATCGGTGTTTTGAAACCTTTGCTCGAACTTCTGTGTCCATGCACCTGAATACATCTGGATTCGTGCGAGTCCCAGATTCGATTCCGTCGCATTGTATGTGGTAAGCGCGGCACCGAGGGCCATGAGAAGAACCTTGAAAGGAGCGGCGAGAGTGACGGTCAGAATAACCTGATCTGCGGTCACCGCCGTGGTTACGAGGGTCGCGTGTTCGAGTTTCGCCGCCATTTACTTCACCTCCACGACAGAATTACAAGAGCCACATACAAGAAATATTTCACCAGTTGCGACTTCCTTGTGCCATGCCGAACCGCATGAGTCCCCGCAAAACTGGCACTGAAACGCTTTTGTTTCGTCGAGCGTTTCGTATGCTTCCTGCGAGGCGTGCTGTCTATTTATTTCGAGCTGGACTTCCGGCGGTAGAAGCGGCAATTTTGAAACACTCCCCTGCGGCATGACGTAGCCGTGGGCAAGGAGAATGCTTTTTATGTCTATTCCGCTATTACCTATTTCAATCGGGTCGAGCCTGTCACCTACTTTCATACTATCCCCCTATAAAAAGATCGAGACCCTTTCGGGCCTCTGGTTTATCACGATCCGGTAAACGTGAGCTCCCAGTCGATCTGCAAAGTGTCCGAAGCCGTTATGGCCACGGACGGCGTAACCTGAGCATACGCAAGGCAGGAGTTCGCCGCGACATCCGTGCTGTGCGAGGTTATCGCCGCTTCGTTTATCGTGACGGTACCGAAAGACCCGGCCGCGTAGATGGCACGATACTGTACCACATTGTCGTCTGCCGCTCCCCACGCCCCCTTCAGTTTCGGGTAGGTCGCCTCGAGTGCCTTTGGCGTTCCGGTCAACGTGTTTACCCACCCGTTCGTCTTCGGAGTGGTTCCCGTCCAGTTCGTCCCCACCGGGATGAACCCTGTTGCATTTGCAACCTTCGTGCGTACCGGCGTCTGTGCCATGAGGTCGGCAACAAGGGCGTCCCCCTCGTCGGTGACGATGTTATGATTCACCGCCTGAAGGGTGCGATATTCGGCATTGAAGGCCCGGAGTTTTTTCCCGCTATGGCTTGTGAAGAGGCAAACAATCACGGCCAGCCAAAGGGGAAACCCCGTGGCTTTCAGGTCACGCTTGTATTCGTCCTCGAGGCAGTCCTTTACCCCGAGAAGCTCCATCTCCCGACCGGCCGGGAACTTATAAACGGACGCGGTTACTTTTCCGCGTATGCTGGATACTCCAGTGAACATGGTGTCGTCCTCCCCTACATCTTTGATTCGAGCATTACGTATGCCACCGCGCCTGCAGGGCCCGATACGAGAGATACTGAATTGAGTCCCCGGTATACGGGCAGGTCAATCATAAATACGCTGGCCGAATTGCTGAGGGTCAACGTGGAATCACCAAGGAGAACCACGAAGTTCCCTGCGGCGGTAGCGTTCAACACGATGCGCTGGACTGCCATCCTCGGTTGTGCGTGCACGTCCCCCGGTGAAAGCGTAATTATCTGTTCTGCCCGGTCAAATATCACGGCCATGTAATCCCCCTAGAGTGTATTTTCCCATGACCATTCTCGGCCATCTTCGCTCACCTGAAGCAGTACCTTTGATCCGGTTGCGCTTTCGATCCCGAGAATCCACGTTATTACGTCCAAGGGTTTTTCCCCGAACATGGATATCTCGCGCCGGGTGCGTCTCCGGTACACTATACTGCAGTCGAGCATTTCATTGAACCGGGTTCGTCTCCCGCCGTTCACGATGAAGGTGCTCGTTTCTGAATCTATGAAGTAGCTGTTGTTGTTCCAAAGGAACATTAAGCTGACAATGCGTTCACGCATGGAGTACAGGTCGGAAAAGGGTACGCTTTTTGATTCTCGGTCTCTCGTCGTTACCAGTATTTCCATACGATCATTCATATTGGTTTCCAATTGAAAATAGAGAGGGATTTCTCCCTCTCCAGCTATTGTTCGTCATACTGGAAAGTAATTGTCTTCGGATTCACTGCCCCGGCCGGAGTCAATTCCGACACATCGAGCTGAAGAACGATCCAGTCGCTGTACCCCGGAGAAGCCACGAGCTGTCCGCCCAAGCTCCCCGCTATCCCAAGGTTCGGCCCGCTCGGTTCTGCCACCGGCATTGCCAGCGTAGCATCGGCCGAGTTGGTATTGACCGGCCCGCCTACGGGGTAGGTCTTCGACACGTAGGCCGACTCCCGAAGGTTGGTGCTCATCCCCTCGCCGGTCTTCCATCCGCCTCCGAGGTTCGATATCCATACCTTCAGGTTGTCAACGATGCTCGATCCCCCAAGGTTGCTGAGGTACAATCTCAGCCACTTCTCGAAAGCGTGCCCGTTTGCCATAGCCGTTACCGGGTAGGTGGACGGGTTTAGGGCGGCACCGTCGAGAGAGCCCATGTTGATATTCGCGGGGTCGATGGTCTCGACGCTCGATCCGGACGCGCCGTTTGTCTCCGCTACTAAAACCGTTGCCGCCATAAACTACCTTCCTTGTCTATTCGTCGTCGAATGCTTCCCAAAGGAAGATCACGTTGGAACCGGTCGTCGCCGTGCCGCCGGTGTTGTTCACCTGAGCATCCGCAGTGATGCGGAACTGGGCGGTCAGGTCGGTAATTGCACCGTTGGTTGCAGACACCGAAAGGGCGGCAACGAGGTGGTCTCCCTTCTTGATTTTCGAGAGCGCGATGTTACCTGCGGCGGCACCGGCCACGGCCTGCATCATCACGAAGCCTTTGTTTACGGGGCCGAACGCCCGTTCAACGATTCGCCTCCACACCGGATTCTGCCGTTTCATCTTGTCGAAAAGTTTCATTGTGGCCTCCATGAATCATGGCAGGGGGACTAAGCCCCCTGCCACAGCCCTAGTCCAAGACTAGAACCAATTCAGGTTCGCAGGTGCGATGTTCCTGATGTAGACGTGCTGTTCGCTCTTTTTGAGGGCGAGAGCACCGAAGAGGAGCATGAGGAAGGGGTACACGGCCTGATTGGTCGGGTACAGGTCGAACTTCATCAGCGGCAGGAACTGGAACCATTCGATTGCGTCGTACACCTGATCCATCGTGAGGATGAATCCGTGGGAGCAACCGGGGAGTTCCGCGTTGAAGTCGGTGATGAGGGTCGTGGCACCGGTTCTGGGAACCGATTTCACGAACTTGGCATCGGCAACGATACCGCCCTTCTTGGAGCGGTAGAGGTTGAAGCCGGTACCGGTAGTACCGCCGTCCGCGACGGTCATGGTGATCTTCTGCCCTGCGACAGAAGTTACCGTGGTGAGGTTTACCGGGGCGGATTCACCGAACTTGCTGACCGCAGTTACGCGGTAGAGGTAGGCTCCGACATCCCCGGCAGTCCAGAACGAGATTTCCGATCCGGCAACGGCCACGGAAGCGGGCGCGATGGACTGGGTGGGTGCCGAGGGAGCACCGGCAATCGCCGAGGGGGTTCCGGGGGTGGCACCTTCGCGGATGAACACGTCATCGAGAAGTTCCAGTTCGCCGAACGGGGTGGGGTACCGGTTGAACACCGAACCACCTACCGTGCTTCCCGCGTTGAAGCGGACACGATCACGGAGCAGGTTCTGTACGTCCTGCATGACCATCGTGCTGGTCAGGAGGATCGAGCCCTTGCCGTACTTGTCGCGGATGGTGCGGGTCGCTTCGTTCATCTTCTTCTCGAATTCGGAGCTGTCCGCAGACGCGCCGCGAATATCGAGGATGTTGTCGGCAACCGGCGAACCATACGTTGCCACGTTACCGGCGGCGTCGTTGATCTGCTGGATGATACCCTTGGGCTGTTCAGCCACAATGGCGTCGTTTCCGTAGAACATCGCCTTTTCGACCTCGCGGACGATCCACAGGGCACCGGCGTTCTGCTCGATGGTCATGGCGTTTTCGACCATGTTCGAGAGGGTTGCCTGAAGGGTAGCCTTGCGGAGAGTCTGGAGGTACTTGGCAGTTGCGTACACGCGGGAGATGGTCTGGTCTTTCTCGAAAGAAGAACCGCCTTCGCCTACCCACGCACCATCACTGTCGCCAACCTCAGTCCGCTTGTCCCACTGGTGAACCGGGGACGAGACTGCCTTTTTCTTGATCCGCTGGAACAGGCGGGCTTCGTCCTGAGACCAAAGCACGTTGACGAGCGTATTTTCGAGAGATTCCGGGATGAGGGCACGGCCACCGGTAAACGAACCGGCATCGACGCCGGAACCGGCGGTGAGTGCTTTCTGGAGATTTTCCAGTACATCCGTGTTGCCAAAATCGCCGTGACCGACCATGTTGGCAGGGTACTGATTGGACATTTCAACGGGGCTCATTATTTACCCTCCCTGATAAGTGCGGCTACCTTCTGGTCAAGGCGATCATTCACCTTGCCGAGGAGATTCTTGTTGATACGGCCTTCGAGGTTTCCCGCTTCGAGAAGGTCGATGTATCCGGCCTTCAACCAGTCGCGGCTTTTGGCCAAAACTTCGCGGTTATCTACTTCGACCTTGCCGCCCTCGAAACGAGATTTGGCAAGGGTGCGAACCGAGGCGGACGGAACCGTGGTTCCACCGATGGTCTTCACGATGTCGCGGGTGGACTTCTGGAGTTCGGAGCTTGCCAGAGTGGCCGCGCCGATGCTCTTGGTCATCGCTTCGACTTTGACGAGGCGTTTGGTGAGCGCACCCATGCTCTCGTCGATGGACTTCGCAAGCTGGAGGAGGAAAGGTTCCACGTCCATTGCGGCGGCGGCTTCGGGGTCTTCGCGGAGGCGGTCTTCCATCGACTTTTTCATGTCTTCGTCGTCCTCTTCCTCGTCACCCTCTTCATCGCCCTCGTAGCCCTCTGCGTCATCCTCTTCCTCGTCTTCGTCCTTGGCTTTTTCCTTGGACTTTTTGAGGACGGGGATGGACTGGCCCAACGACTTACGGAGGTCGTTCATCGCGTCGTTGAACCCGTTCTCCATATCGAGGCTATCATCCAACTGATCCTCGTTTTTGGTTCCCATAAGAAACCCTCCTATTTGACTCCTCATCACCACAACCCAACAACGCTGGGCACTTTGACGGCAATGTAGTTTATAATGCGTACCGCAGTGTTCCCTGTGAACCCCCGGTCGTATACAAAATTAAGCATGTCGTTATAGTCAACGACCTTCCCATCCTTGACGGCCTTCAGGAGGTCGCCAAACAGCTTGCGAACTTCTTTTGAATCGACCGTGGTTTCCCCGGTTCCCTGAAGGCTTTCCGGTATCAGGGCCGCACCGCCGGTGCTTTCCATTCCACCCGCCATAAGGGCTTTCGCAAACGCGGCAAAGGGAACGATCTGTACGTTCCCGAGGGTGCCGTCATTCACCGGCTTGTGGGTGAGCGCGGTCTCGTCCCATATTACCTGCTTGATCGTGGAGTCCGACTTCTGAAGGATGCCACCGCCGATAGATGCCCCAATTCTCCGGGCACCACTTTGGATGTTCTTCCAGACCTTTTGGGCGATATCGTTCGATTGATACAAGAAACCCTTCACAAGGGTCTCCCCGTCGCTCGTGAACTTTACGTCCAGAGGCTCCCCGATAATGAATCCCGGATCGTTCGTGGTCTTGTGCTTGTGATCCCATGAAAGGACTCCGTGGGACATGAAATAATCGGCCGCCTTTTTGAGGGCGGACGCTTCTACCTTTTCGCCGTCTTGGTCAAAACGCTCATTGGATGCTTGGAGGTAGACGATCCACTTGCCGCCCTCCTCTTCGCCCTTTATGAGGACGCTTCCGAGAGGGGTATAAAACTGGCCGGGCAACTGGACTATTGTTCGTTCACTCACAATTACTTCCTGTTCGTAAAAAATAAACCCACCATTCCACAGCACATCGTACCGAGAAGTTGGTGGGTTCTTTGACCTCTGAATACATTATAGCACGAGAAGCCCATCGGACACAAGTAAGGCCCCACAGCTTCTGCATTTCACTTCAATCACCGATTTTTCCAGATTCAATCCCTTGAAAAGAAGGGCGTGGCACGCACCACACCGAAACTCATCGAGTCCCGATTTGGTAAGTACCAGCCGCAGGTGCTTTGCCTCCCTATCAGATTTTTCCAAAGGGGCTACGGTGCCGTATATTACATGATTCATGGTAACCCCCTTGGCGTAATCAGAACAGGGAAGGGAACAGGCGTTTGAAGTCCTGCAATCCGGAAGGGTCGAGCTGGGACTGTGCGAGATACACAATCGCAGACTTCATAACGGTGGTGATGTCCGGGCCGCCCTTGGCAGGCTCGTCGGGAACGATCCCGAAGTCTTCCGGATCGGTGGATGCCACCGGGGCCGGGTCGGGGGTGGTGATGTCTTCGTCGTCGGAAACGTCCGGCTCGGTAGTGTCGAATTCGGTAGGATCGGGTGCGGCCGGTTCAGAGTCTTTTGTCGTCAGCATGGGTTTCTCCTTTAGTACAGTATATCACAACTTGCAGGATACTCAAACGGGGAGGGAACTTAGATCATCCCCATACACGTTCGTTGGTTTCTGCATTGTTTTTCCTTTCGCTCTCGCCGCTTCGATAGCCGCATGGAAAGCATCGTCCCACTTCTCGAATCCCGGAATGAACTTTATGTAGGTGCATCGACAGTGCGGATGATTTGTACCCGCGCATACCCACCAGTTCGCCCGAGACCTCCCAAGGTTACTCTTCCCCGGCCAGATCGCAGTGTACTGCTTCCCGTCGATGTCCACGGTGTCCCCGGTGTCCGGCGGTTCTTCCAGCAACACGAAAATCTTTCCGTCCACCTCTTTCCGGCACCACGGGCACGCATCCGCTCCCGATATCCCCTTCATGTACAATACGTCGTCCAGCGGCCCCCTGCGTTCTATCTCGGTAATGAGCTGGCCGTTGTTCTGGGCGTTGCCTATTTCGGTTTCCGCTATGCGTCGCCAGTCCCGGTTCATCCCGGAGAACTTGTCGTACAGTTTCTCTTTGAGCTGGGTATGGGAGTACCGGTTCTGTATCGCGGTCTGGATAACGTCGTGGATATCCTTGTACTGCTTCTGCTTCAGTTCGACGATCATCGCCCCGGCGTTCTGTTTCGCAAAGGCCACCGCATTCTTCCACTCCGGGCTCGTCAGGTGACGCATCGCTTCATCGACTGCAGGTTTGAGTGATTTATACGTTGACACGAGAACTTTGTCCAGCGGGAGGCCCTTCAGAACCTTCCCCAACGAGAGGGCGTGGAGGGCAATGCGCTCCTCCTCGGCCGCATACAGGTAATCAAACGATTTGAGGATGTCCTTCTTGATAATGGCCCACATGGCCGTGGTCAGGGGCTTACCTGTTTTCGGATTCAGGAAGATGCGACCGTTCAAAACAAAAACGGAGGAGGTGCTTGCCTTCTCCACGTCGATCCATTTTGTACGTATTTCGGTGTAGAGGCGTAAAAGGCCCTCCTCCACCCGGTCTTTACTGTACATTTCGAGGTCTCTTACGGCCCGAAAGGGGGATATTTCGCCCTTCTGGGTATCGGAATCGTAGCCCATAGCCTTGGTCAGGGCGTCTATCCCGGCTTCGTACTTGGCCCCCGGTTTGAGGTGAATATTACGAAGTTCTATTAGAATTGTTTTTTCGTCGGGAGCCGCACAGAGATCACACATTCCGCCGTCCCTTACCGGAACGATACGTACACCAATTCCTCCAGACAGCGGGTTGCGTGGGGATCGAAGCCTTCACGAATTGCGCCGCCGCATACGGGTCGCGGTTCATAAACGGTACGAGGTGCTCCGGCGGTTCGTCCCTTCCGTTGTCGATACACCACCGCTTGAACAGGTCTCCCTCGCCGAGTATTTCACCATCCTTCAGCTTCACGGCGTTCTCGATGATGGCATCGAGCTCGGCATTTGTCTTGCCGAACGCCTTGTTTTTTATGATGAATCCGATGGCGGCCTCTGTCGGCTTCCTTCCTATCGGCTTGCTGTCCACGTACCCGGTGATGTAGGCTTCTTCTGCTTCGGTGAGTTCATACTTCATTTTGAAACCGCCTTTTCAAGAAACAGTTTGTACCCTTTCGACATTTCCAGCTTGAATATAAGCGTGTTCCTCGTGCGTACCCGTTCGATATGTTTGAGGATGAACGCCTTGGCAAACGCATACGGCAGGGCAATGTCAACCTTGGATATCGCCCGTGTCCTTTCGGTTGCCGACCGAACCTGCTTGACGTGAAGTATAAGGGAATCCCCGGTATACTTCAAGGTGATGTCCCCGATACGGTCAGGCATCACCCACGACTTCTTGGCATCGACCTTCCCGGAGACAAGGGTAGCCGTTCCGTTCGCAAGCATCTCCCGGACGTACTTACTCTCGAGCTTCCCGGTGGGCACCCACCCACCCATTTTCTTTTTCGCGGCGAGAACCACCGAGGGCTTCAGGAGGGGGAGGGTGGTCGATATCTTTTCCTTCCGGAAATACTCTTTCCCTTTCGAGCTCTTCACCTGCATGTAGGTTGTCGGCTTCTTCGCGGTGTTCAATTGATCCCGGAGCTTCACCAATGAGGTTCCGATAAGGTGAATAGCCGCCTGCTTCGCCGGTCTTTCCCCCGGCGCGGCTATAATGTGATCCACGATGTCCTTGTACATCTTGTGGGCAACGTCTGATTTACCTGTTT